GCCCAGTTAAAGATACTTAGCTTTGACGCTGTGATGACCGGGGAGCTTCTGAACAGTATGAATCTGGAGCCAGGAGACATTGTTTCCAATGGAGCTTCCTATTATATATACACGGATTGTGATTGGGCGGCTTTCGTTGAGTTTGGGACAGGCGTTGTCGGAAAGTCAAATCCTCATCCAGATACAGGGCTTGCGAATTGGAAGTATGATACCAATAATCACGGAGAAGCCGGGTGGTGGTACTTCAATGATGGAGAATGGCACTGGACAAAAGGTATGCCGTCTCGTCCGTTCATGTATGAGACAGCACAGGAGTTGCGGGATATGAGCGTGATAATGAACATTGCAAAGGATGTGTTTGGAAGTGATTAATGTTGAGAACAGGGTGCTTACCAATGTAAAGACCTATATTTCTGATGTTTGTCAGACCGTGCAGAATGACAACACGAAATTCCCCATTTCATTCCCAGCAGTCAGTGTGGAGCAGATTGACAACCCGGACACGGCGGTTGATTTGGAGAACACTGAAAATGCGGTGGTTTCCATGATTGAGATTCAGTCGTTTTCCAACAAGAATATCACGGAAGCTAAGACGATCATCAATAAAGCCTGCGACGCTATGAGAATCATGGGCTATGAGCGGAAGTATGGTCCGTCAAAGGTCACGAACGCCGCGGACACCAATATCTATCGCATGGTGGCAAGGTTCCGTAGAATCGTGTCATCGGTGGATGAAATAGAGAAGTTTGAAACCAAGGGAGCTTAACAGCTCTCTTTTATTATGCACCGGCTACTGCAAGAGGTAGTCGCTAACCGGCAGGAGTTAGCCGGTAGAAAGGATGGAAATATTATGGCAGGTGGAAGAAGTACAATTAATACCGTACTGAAACAGCGAGTGCGCTGACAAAGCTGTGCAGAATTAAATCATATCCGCAGCTTGGTGGAGAACCGGAGCAGATCGAAACCACGGACATGGAAGACAAAATGCAGACCTTTGTAGAGGGTGTGCAGTCGTCTGATGCTATGCAGTTTACAATCAACTACGAGAAAGATTCTTATGATGCAATCAAGGAAAGGATTGAGACAGACAAATTCTTTCAGCTTGAATTTGGAACGAATGGCATTGATGGTATCTTCTCATGGCAGGGGAAGATCTCTGTGTTCGTAAACGAAGGTGAGGTAAACGGCGTACGTGAAGCAACGATTACTATCACCCGTTCTACGGAGGTTTTTGACGAAGCGGCGTCCGAAGCGTTTGGATCAGGCTCATGATACGGATGGTCTGGGATAACAAAGCGTGAGGAGCGGTCATAAGACTGCTCCTTTTTTGAACAAATAATTAAGGAGAAATAAGCAATGGTGAAGGTAAAAATCAACAACAAGGAATATAAGGCCAAGGAGCTTACAATCGGTCACTATACCAAGATGGAAGAGCAGGGATTTTCTATCATTGATGCGTTTAGAAAAGGACAGGTGACACTAATCGCCATGGGATTCACTTGTGCGGTGACGGGGCTTGATCGTGAAGAAGCAGAAGCGCTACTTACACAGCATGTACTTGGCGGCGGAAATCTTCAGGATATCACAAATGCATTCGGAAAGGCATTGAGTGAATCTGATTTTTTCAAGAAAATGCTCGGAATGGACAAGATGATGAACCAGGACGAAGCGGAAGAAACCGAGACGGGGACCGAGGAAGAGACAGAGGCAACCGAGAAAGAATCCAAGTAAAGAGTTTCACGGAAGCGATTGAGAAGTTCTATCTTCCGATCGCTGTTCGGTGTAAAATTCCACACTCAGAGTTTCTTAACATGACACCTCGATTATTGAGAATCTATCAGAAAGAGTATGAAAAAGAGCGTCAGGAAGAAGCGGATATGATTGATTATACCGCTTGGCTTCATGGCGCTTATGTTTTCCGGGCGATCAATGCGGCGTTGTCAAAGAATGGAAAATACCCGGAAGAAGCATTATCAATGTCAGAGGAAGAAAAGGAAGAAGATTCTTCCGTGGCGGCTATGCGGTTTGCAGATTGGGCTAATGCGGCAAACAAAGCTTTTAAAGGCAAGGCAGGTGAGAGTAAGTGAGCAATGAAATCGATAGACTGGAAATAGTGGTCGAAGCGGAAGCGAATAAAGCAAGTAGGTCGCTGTCTGGAATGGAAAAGCATCTTGATAAGATTGCGAGTAGTCTGGAGAAAGTGGTTGCGCTTACTACCGGTCTTGATAAAATCGGAAATCTTGACTTCTTCGGGATGGAAAAGTTCAAAAAAGAAATGG